CAAAGGTAGGAAAATAAGTAAAAATTTCTTAAAACTCGAAAAATCTGTAAACTATGCAAAAAAAATAGGATTAGAAGTTCATGCCGGTCATGGACTCACTTATGAATCCGCTTATCGAATATCGAAAATAAAAAACATTTTCTCTTTCATGAACGAATTCGCCTCTACCGAAAACATAACACTTTCTATCTATCTTAACTGTAATGGCCGTTACTTCTTCATTTGCATTATCAATATCTGGAAATCCATTTTCTGAGGCCACCTCTATATCAAGATATGCAATACGAATTTGTGAGAAATCATATTCAATATGTTCTTCTGGAAAGTATTCCGCAATAAAAGAAAACTCAAACTTATCATTTCCGTAAATATTGAAGTTGTCAACTTCTTTGTACTTACTGATAAAATCTCGACACTCTCTCATATTGCCAGGTTGAATTTCCCCAACTGGTTTTCCTTCAAGAGTCCGAAATTTAGTTTTTTCTTTGGTAGGAATATAGAGTGTTGGTTTATACTCTACACGATCTTTGAATCGTTGGCCATCATTAGAGATGCCACGGAATAAAATATTATTTCCCAGGCGGTGTACATTTGTATAAAAACTCATTTATTCTTTTTATCAATATCGTGAAACTTAACATAATCAACTTTTAATTCATCTAACTTATTATAACACATTAAAATGTGTTTGTCAATCCAATTCTTTTTTGCATTGAATTGTCCAGCAACAAATAGAAATTGTAAATATATTAACCATACGTATTTCATGGCTTCCTTAATTTTTCATTTATTCACAAATCCATTTCTATATACTACTCCACTTTTTGTTTTAAGTGCAGTAAGTATTTTTCCACGATTTCCCATCAAATTGTAACTACAATGTACCCACCCACTATTCGGATCAACTCCATCGTAGAACTCTAAGATGATTTGGTCAAAGTCCAAATTCTTAGTAATCCACTTAGCTTAGTCTGGATTTGGCGTAGAAAAACTTTCAAAATCTGCAGCCTGTCCATTACAATGCTGACTTGTTTTTGACCCGCCTACTTTTGAATTTAAAGCAGGACTTCTATAGCCAGAATTAATTGTAATTACTCCAAACTCTTCTCTAACTGGTTGTAGAATATTAATACAAAGGTGTGTTAAATTCACAAGATGATGTGAACCTGGTGAATTATCTACGCCTAATCTTTCTGCTGTGGCACTCTTCACCATTTCTGATAGTGCAAAATTCTTTGATAATCTTAGTATATCAGCCATAATCTCCTTAATCTTTATCTATATCAATTGACCCGGATGTAGGATCATATTTAATTGTAAATGTCATTTCTATTGGTTTAAGTGTTCCATCTGCCTTCAGTATAGGTAACTTACCTTCAACCGCTCCCATCAATGCATCTTTAGCATTTGTGAAAGTATGGAGTGAATCTTCTTTTATGATTTTATCCAATTCTTTTTTAGCATCATCTGGAAGCATATCTTCTAACATATTTTCCACATGCTCAGTTGCTAAATCTGTTGCTTTGTCTACGACAAGGCTAGAAATAACATTAAATAATAGTCCTGCTAATGGTAACATAATTTTTCTCCAATTCAATTATTCACTGCAGCATTGTTCTTCCGTGCATTCACATGGATCACAAGTACAATTTTCATTTTTACAATGTTCGTTATTACACATTTTTTTCTCCTAATATGAGGTTTTTAATAATTTCTTCTTCTGTATTATATATCTCTTCATCTTTTCCTAAAAACAAATATTGGTTCATACTTAAATCCGTTGCCCCTAATTTTCGATAAAGCCAATCTATAAGTATCTTCATGTACGAAACCTTCTTGTTTTGCTATCGTTACAGTTGCATCTTCTAAATTATTAAATGAACTAACATTGGCAATATTAATCAACATATAACGATTCTGTTTCAATCCATATTGACAATTCTGTATAGTCTTTCTTAGAAATCCTGAAGCCCATAACCACCACTCAGGGAATTTTACATAACTCTGTGTTTCTTCATCTGAATATTTTTCTGTATTGAAATATGGTGGGGAGGTGAAGCATAAATCTAATGATTCTTTATCTGGAAGAAAATCCTCACTACCTTTTTGTACTATTTCAAAGTGTGGAACTTTTCTAAAAATATTTGAAACAACGCTCCAATCTTTAATAATTTCTTTCAATCCTTTAACTGTTTCTGTTGCCGGTTCAGTAGCAATATAATTTATTTGAGATTTAATTGCTCCTAATAATCTTCCACCATATCCACCTGACATATCCCAAGTTGTTCCACCATCAGGAAGGAATCTATTATAAATTGCATGGGCTGCAGTTGGTCTAAAATTACTAACTCCTTGTGAGCCTGTCATTATTCTTAATGTTTTTCTCATACCAGAAGGGGTAGTACCATGCCCCATTTGATTCATTTTTTTAAGGACTTTTTTTATATCATTTTCAAAAGTTTGCAAAGGAGAATTCATTCCTTTACATTGTACTGCCCAACTATGGGGCATATAAGACCAACATAATGCTAATCCATGCATGGTCTGTTTAATGTCTTTATTTTCCCACAAATTATCTTGATATTGAAGAAATTGATTAAATTCTTTTCTTCTCCAAGTATAATCGGTTGGATAATATGGAAATTCTTTCATAAACAAAAAAGCCCACCAGCACAAAGTACTGATGGGCGCATCGAATTAGGTAATCGACTTGAATGTTTTTCCAATAGGAATTAAACGTGCTCGTTTTTCCTCTGGAATTACTTTTTCAAGTTCAACAATTAACATTCCGTTATTAAGGTCACATCCCTTCACAATAATATCTTCAGAAAGAGTGAAGTTCCTTTCAAATGTTCTCTTGGCAATGCCACGATGAACATAAGTTGTTTCATCTTCCTCATTCAAAGGTTTAGATTGAACTGAGAGAATTCCTTCTTTCAATTCAACTTCAAGATCTTCCTCCGAAAAACCTGCAACGGCCATTTCGATGAAATACTTTGTTTCTCCGTCTTTTCGGATATTGTAAGGCGGATAACCTTGTTTGTTGTTGGGATTTGGGTTTGGATGATCTAGGGCTCCAAACAACCTATCAAACATTGAATCAAACCCTACAGTAAAGCCGAGGGCCTTTTCCATATCCCCAAAATTCATGGGCATATGTGATGCGCGAAATTGTACCATAATTCCTCCTTATAAAGCGAGGTTAATAATTTACCGGCCCTTCTTTCGCGGAAGCGACCGGCTTCCATTACGGAGTCATCACTATGATGCACTCCTAATCCCGCCAACCTTCTCCTTTGAGAACATGTTGACAACGATGCTTTAGAACTATCCAAATTAGTTCAGTAAACGAATCTGCTGTATAAGTACCAGAGTCCTTTACTACTAACTTAAATTTTGTTTCCATTTCGTTTTCTTCAATTTTCCAATTTTCATTCATAATAAAAGAAAGGGGTGAGGATTAATCAGCACCCCTTTCAGTTGTATTTCCATAATATAAACTTCACATACTTATATTATATCATAGTTTTTGAATTTGTCAAGACCTTACTACTTAGAGTAAATTCCCCACAAAACCCAAATTGCTACTAAACCAACAAGTCCTTCTGATCCAAGTTCTTTGACTAAGCTTACAACTGAGCCTACAACATCAAGACCAATGAATGGAACTGCTGCTCCAAAAAGTATTTGCAGTACCACACCAAGTGCTATTAGTGCGAGTCCCGCGTCTGTTAGGCTTTTTAACCAGCCTACTGCTTTATCTAACATTTGTACTCCGTTAAAATTAAATTAAAATAGGACATGAATACACCAAGTATTACACACCTGTTGAACCAAAACCACCTTCTCTATCTGTTTTTTGAGTAGGGGCTTCATCAGACTCATTCAATGTATATTTTTCACACCGAACCAGTTCTCCTTGGCATATTCTATCTCCATCATAAATCTTCACGGGTACGTTACTGATGTTCGTAACCATTGCAAAAATGGGATCGACATAATCGCTATCGATAATCCCTTCACAATTTGTGAGGTAAACTCCCTGTTTAAATGCCAGACCAGATCTAGAATGTAATCGAATTGAAAATCCTACCGGAATATCTGCGATAAGCCCAGTAGGAATTAACATTCTTTCCATATTATTTATTTGTAAATATGGTCTATTACTATTTATATCAAAAGAAACCCTCCTGGGTAACTGTTTTGTTTGAACTGCACCATAATATTGTGCGGTTTCATCCATAATTAAATTTGCATACATATCAAAACAAGCAGATTGTTCCGTTGCAAATACTGGTAATTGTGCCTGTTCGTTTGTTTTGTAGAATTTTAATGATGTAATTTTACTATTAACCGTTGATGGTTTAGGAATTTCCACCTTCTTCTTCGCTGTGCTCATCTATCACCTTTTTACTTCCAATATTATATTTTGCTGTTAATGTCCACTCTTCTTTTTCTTTATATGCTAGAATTTTTAATTGATTTAGTGGAACAACTAATTCGGATGTCCTCTCCGAACTTACCAATACTATAAGACCCCATTCAGATAATAGGTTCGCTATTGTATTTCTTCTCGCTTGATCATTCTCTGAAAAATTTGTAGGTTTACCGTCAAGAGCAAATAATTCTTTAAAATGGACAATAAAATATCGTCCTTGTTTATGTAATATATGACAAGATTGATATAAGGTTTTATCTTTTCTTGAAGCAACACCTATTCTTGTAAGTGTTTCTCTGATCTTCAAAAAGTCATCAGGTTCCTTTAGGGTACATTCCACCATCTCTTCTATATTTATAGTCATTTTTCTCCACTCCACCTTCTGCAAGTTTACTTTTAATATCTTCGATGTTCTCATTGGTGAGAACTTCTAAAGCTTCCTTTGCTTTTTCATTACCGAAACCAAAATATGCTTTGACTAGTTCTAGATTGTCAATTTTGTCTGGCTTCAACCACTTTGACCACCTCTTTCGCGGTCTGATATTATTTAGTAAATAGTCGAACTGGAGTTTGTTGTCAAGGAAGTGTAATCTGTTCATTTCATTGACTTGGATGACTGTATCCTGAAAAAAAGATAATCCTCTATTAATCAAAAA